ACATTCTTCGTCCACAAAATAGCGACCTTTTACATTGTCTTTATGTTTATATTCTATATCTGCCATAACTTTATTCTTTTGTTTCTTTTTTCTCGTTCCGCCTTTCCTGTTTCCAGAATTTTCTCTGCCAATATTTACGCAAATGTTTTCTCCATTGTGGGGACCTAGTCAGTTTACTTTTTTTACCCATCAGTCTTAAACTCCGCTTTTTTTGTACCTCTCCAATCTGGAAACTCAGTCCTGCCAAAGTTAGATCCATAGGCAGTCCACATATGAACTGTTGATCCATGCTTGACTATAACTGGACCCCAGTCTTCAAATTTTAATCCCGGAATATCCATTTGGTTAACGTACTGATGGACTCCATTAGATATTAGGATATGGTCATTGTCTCCTGCATCCATGCACCTCTGAGCCATGTTTATACCTGAACCAGAAACATTTGGATTGTCGTTGATATCTTTGACCGGAACAACAGGGCCAGAGTAGACTCCGTTGCGTAATCCTATCTGTGGATGCTTATAGGTCTTTTTTCCGACGTCCACAGCGCACTTGAATGCAGCATGCACAGAATTAAAGAATACGAGCGCCATCCCGTCCCCTGTAGGCAATATTATTAACTTGCCCTGTCTGTTTGCCTGTTGGAACCCTTCAGTCCCTTTAACGTAAGATATGAGCTCATCTGTGACTTTTTTTTGTTCTGCTGTGCTCTTATTTGAGTATCCTACAATATCCATGAAATATGTATGGGCCTCGCAGGGGCTATCATAAACTAAAGATTCTCCTTTAAGCTGAAAAGGATCTTCCCCCCACTTCCACTTGATAACTCGTTGTCTTTTCTTCTTTTCTTCCTCTTCTTGTATTTTTTTTCTAACTTCGGCGGCCTGATCCTCTTTTTGTTTCATCTGCGCGGCTGCCGCTTCTAGCCTTTTTATCTTGTCTGACTTAGACTCAAACAACTTACCTAGTAAACTATCTGGTTTGCTAGGAGAATCAATATATTCTATGCCTTTAAATTCTGGCTCATCATTGCCGACTTTAACTTGGTCTGCGGATTTTTTGTATTTTACTTGGCCTCTCGTAGAATGTTTTGCTGCGCCTTTGGAAACTAAATACTTTAACATTTTCTCATTCTCATTATCATTAGCTATTTCCCAAGGGTTGAGTTGGTCTAGTTCTGGCTCAAATGTAGAGCCATTTACGTTAGCTTTGTTTTCTACCAGTAATTTAACTATATCAAAACTACCTATTTCAACTGCATAATGTATAGCCATCCAGCCCCGGTTGTCCCTTTCGTTTATTTTTATAGAGTCGTCTTCTAGCAAGCATTCTACTTCATCTATATCTTGCATTTGAACCGCTTGATGTAAGTTAAGGTCTTCCGTTGAAAACTTGCCACCTTTGGCTATTAGATTGTTTAGTATCTTTGTCCGATGAGGTCCTTCAGCTACGTCCATCGGATGAAGAGGGGTAGCTTTGTTCTCTTTATTATCTTCTAGAGCTAGGTTCCAATCGTTTTGCTTTTGGCCTTCGGGTGGCTTACTTTTTATATTAGGATTTATTCCTGCGTCTAGGATTACTTGTACTATCTTCGCTTTACTTTTGTTAGCTGCGTAATGAAGCGGGCTCCAGCCTTTTTCGTCGTCTAGAGAAGAAAGAAGTCCCTTATTCCCTAAAGCTTGCTTTATACCTTTTAAATTGCCATTTATGGCTAAAGCATGTATATCTCCCATGTTAGATATTACACTTTGTCTTTTTTACTTGTCTTCGGTATTTCATTCATTTGTTTAAGAATTTCATTTTGTTCTTCATATCCTGCTTCTCCAGCTTTAAACAAATAAGGAAAGCCTCCGTTTTTAGGTAAAGTTTTTTCTACAACTAGTATTTTTAGCCTGTCATTTGGCACGACCATCTTAGTTTTGCGGTCTGTCATATAAAAAATAGTCTTGAAGAGGCCAACGCGAACTATACGTGCTTGCCTTCCGGAAATATATAGAATGTCATCGTTTTGAAAATCTTTTCCCATAAATACCATAAACCCTTCAGCTGCTTTATGTATAGCGTCTTTTAAGAGTACGGCCAAAAAACCTGCAAGAATGAACCAGCCATAGGTGCCGATTAAATCTTCGAGCATTTGCTTCATGTGGGGTGTTACTAATTCATTGGCCATATTTTATATTACACTGTTTTTATTTTGGTGTATTATTAAATGATATGCCTAAAGTAAGGACTAGGGCTGTCCTTGAGTCTTTTGATGACTTAGAGATTAGTCCAAAGGGTGTCGGGGTAGATAGAAGTGTTTCAATCTACCAAAGAGAAGCGCTAAGAGATCATTTCCATATCAAAGATCTAAATTGGACAGAAAAACAGAAAGATTTCATAAAATTAGCCTTAGATGATTCTACGAACATTGTTTTCACAACTGGCCCAGCTGGAACTTCTAAAACTATGCTTGCCGTATATGCAGGATTAAGGCTTTTAAACAAAAAAGCTGTTTCTGAAATAGTGTATGTAAGGTCTGCAGTAGAAAGCTCTGACGCGAGGTTAGGTTTCCTACCCGGAGATGCGGACACTAAATTACATTATTTCAACTTACCCTTTATTGATAAGCTTAACGAGCTTCTATCTGAAGCAGATATTAAACGCTTACAAAAAGAGGAGAGAGTCGCGACTTACCCAATCAACTTCTCCAGAGGAATGAGTTGGAATGGGAAATGTTTAATTTTAGACGAATGCCAAAACAGCACTCTTAAAGAAATTATTACTTTCCTCACGAGAATTGGCCACAACAGCAAAATATTTATTTGTGCTGACCCAATGCAGACTGACCTTAAAAACGGCAACAGAGGGGCATTTGTGAGACTTAAAGAGCTATTTAATGATGACGAGTCTAAAGACAACGGTATACATACTTTTGAGTTCGGCGAAGAAGATATTGTTCGCTCAGATATTTTAAAGTATATAGTCAAAAAAGTTAATACTCTAGAATAATTATAGCGTTTTACCTATAAAAGTGTATTATTATTAACTATGAAGGCTTATTGCATGAACTGTGGTGCTCTTATGGAGTTTCAAGCAGGTAACAAACCTAAGTTTTGTTCCTCTTGTGGTGCTAACACTTCAACTGGAAAAGTTGCTCCTGTTAAGAAAGTTGTAGCCAAGCCTGTAGTAGAACAAGTTAATTTAGAAGACGAAGAAGAAAATTTGAGTGTTCCTGACATCTCTGGACTAGACTTTGATATACAAGGTTCATTAAAAGTTCAAAAAGCATCAATTGGAGACTTGATGAGTGTTTCTGACGAAAGTGGAAACGAGTTCATTCCTACGGAGATGAAGTCAAGCGCCCCGAAGCAAAGTAAAAAGAAATTCATGGAACAATTTCAAAGAGAAGCCGGAAGCCTTAGGGAAGGCGGCTAATGGCGGTAGATAAAAAAGACTTTGAAGATTTCATAGATACTATAGATGAAGAAATAAAGAAAAGAAAATCTAAATGGAAGTTAACTTCTATTACTTGGATGGACTTTGACGATATTTCTCAAATCCTTAGGATTCATATCTATAAGAAATGGCACTTATATGATCCAGCTAAGCCTTTGGCTCCTTGGCTTAATAGAATCATCACTAATCAGATAAAAAATCTAATTAGAAACAACTACGGTAATTATGCTCGTCCTTGCTTAAAATGCGCTGCTTCAGAAGGTGGAGATTTGTGCGTAATATACGAAAAGCAATGTTCTGACTGCCCCTTGTACGCCCATTGGGAAAAAAGTAAAAAAATAGCTCATGATGTAAAAGTCCCCGTCTCTCTAGAGAATCATCAACAAGACTTAGGTAACATTAGAGAAGACTCTACTCTAGATATAGATTTAGCGTTCGGAAAACTAAATCAAGTTCTACCAAAATACCTAAAGCCGATAGAATGGAAAATATACGAAAACTTATATATCAAAAACCTTTCAGAAGCAGAGGTTGCTAAGCTAATGGGCTATAAGACATCAGAGAAGAATAGAAGCCCCGGATACAAACAAATAAAAAACATTAAAAAGTCAATAATCCTAAAGGTGAAAAAATTAATAAAAGAAGGTGAGGTGGATTTCCTATGAGCGAAGAAATTAAATTAACACAAGAGCAGATTAACAACCTCTTGGATATGTGGAATGGATGCGAGAAAGACAACGCGCCATCCTTACTTGAACTTATACAAGAAGGCGCAGGCTTTAAAGGTAAAGACGGAAGAAGTAAAGAAGGCAAGGCCGTTAAAAAGTTTTTAGCGTCGAGAAAGATAAAGGCTCGTCCATCTAACGAATACGTAAAGCAAACAGATAGTTTCGAACTGTCGGAAGACCAAGTAGAGTTCATTAGGAACAATAGCCGGGATTCCTCTGGTAATGAGATTATGTCTCCTCTAGAAATAGCCAGATACATTACTAAGAATCCCGAGCTTACTTTCTTAAGTATAGAATGCAGGGCTGTAAGAGACTTTCAAGCTAAAGAAGGACTTGTGACCCAAGTAGAAGAAGAAGAGTCAGGAGACTATAAGGCGCCCAAATCAATAGACAGGGCTATACCAAGAATAAACAAGTATGTACATGACGAGAAACTAGACAAGGAGAACTTAAACTCTAGGAAGAAAGCGGAAGTAGAAAATTTAATAAATTATTTAAATACTTTTAGATTTTGTCATCAGATTAATACTTATAGAAGTGATACTGATAGAGAGCTTTTTGAGTCTTCGTTTATAAGGTATACCCATAATAAGTCTGACCTTACCCAAGAAGAAGTTGACCAGTATATTGTTTTATCTGCTGAAGTGGTTATCTCAGCTAATATCCAAAGAAGAATAGAAAGACTTTCTAGACTCTTGGATGAGGCTGCTGATGACACAGAAGGAGCTAGGATTTCTATGGGTTTAGTTGAATCAATTAATACAGCTCAAACAGAGTATAACCAATGCGTTAACAGACAACAAAAGCTACTAGAGAGTCTGAAGGAGAAGAGAAGTGCAAGACTAAGCAAACAAATAAAAGAAAACGCTAGCATATTAAACCTTGTCCAACTTTGGAAGGACGAAGAGAGCAGGAAGAAGATGGTGGCGCTCGCAGAAGTAAGAAAAAAAGCATTAGAAAACGAAGTAGAAAAAATATCTTCTCTTGACGAAATTAAAGCTCGGATTATGGGTCTAACAAAAGAAGAGGTTTTAAATGGCTAAGTGTCTTATATGCGATAAAGAATTTCCGGACGACAAAGGGCTACATATGCATTTGCGTACTCATTCCATCAGAATGGTTGAGTACTATCAAAAGTTTTTTCCACGAAAAGATTTACATACTGGGGAAATGATAAAGTTCAAAAGCAAGGACTATTATTTCTCTAGAGACTTTAATACTAAAACTAACCTTAAAGCTTGGCTCAAACAACAGACAGAAGATAAGAGAAAAGAGTATTGTAAAGGCATACTCAAAAAAAGGATAGAAGAGGGTAAATCATTCTTAGCCCCAACGCAAGTTGAGCTTAGGAGTATAATGAGTCCTCCAGTTCAGTATTACGAAACCCTCTTCGGAGATTATAGAGGACTTTGTAAAAGCTTAGGCTACGAAAATAGATTCCATTCTTACCCTTCAGAAGGAATGCTAAATCAAATGATCAAAGAAGGAGCAACGGAAATAGCTATAGACACGAGAGAGCAAAAACCAATTAAATTCTCCGAGGCGACTATAGTCAAAAAGCTAGATTACGGAGACTATACGCTACACGACGAAGAGCTAGCTGTAGGTTGCTATATAGAAAGAAAGTCTATCAATGACCTCATAGGGACAATGAGCGGAGGTCTAGAAAGATTCAAAAAAGAAATAGAAAGAGCGATGGAAAATGAAAGTTCAATAATCGTATTAGTTGAGAGAACTATCAACGAATGTTTAGCTTTCGACAGATTACCATACGTTTCAAAAAAGATTAAAGCTAGTCCAGAATTCATATTTAAAAATATTAGGGACTTAATACAGTCTTATCATGACGTTCAATTTGTTTTTGTAAAAGGCAGAACAGAGTCCCAAAGGATAATTAAAAAGCTTTTATTCTCTGGGGGTTCATTTCAAGACTATGATCTGCAGTTAGCTTATGACTTAGGGCACTTATGATCTGTTTAACAAAAGAAGAAGCGGTTGCAATAGTATTAATGATGATACTTATTGCTTTATTAGACTAATGTGGTACGAAGCTACAAAATATAAACCTGAGACGGTAGAAGACATTAATGAATACATTCTGTCGCTCAAAGGCGAATTAGAAGACAGGGAAGCTAAAATAACTTTAGCTAAGTTCCTGCGGGCGAACTTAGGTTTAGCCACAGAGCTTATTTCAGGAGTCAAACTTTCCCCATATCAAGAGATAACACTCAAGGGAATGTTCAACAGAAACTTTAGTATGTGTGTTTGGGGTCGTGGCTGTGGTAAGACTTTCATTTCTGCTGTCTACTGTTTTTTACAATGTATATTTGAGCCAGAAACTAAAATACTTATTGCTGGCCCTACTTTTCGTACTGCTAGATTCATCTTTAATAACATAGAGAAGTTCGTTGAGAGCAAAGGCGCTGAACTACTAGCTCAAGCATTTGGACACAAGTCAAAAAGAAATGACGCATACGAATGGAAGGTGAACAACGGAACAATAACAGCGATACCTTTGAGCGGTGAAAAAATTCGAGGGTTCAGAGCTAATGTACTTGTTCTTGATGAGTTTCTACTTCTGCCCGAAGAGATAATTAAAACAGTGCTCATGCCTTTCTTGGTAGCTCCTCAAAACATGAAAGAGCGCCTAGAGATAAGGGAGATAGAGAATAACCTAATCGAGAAGGGCTTTATGAAAGAAGAAGATAGAATGGTGTTTGAGAACAAAGCTAAGATGATAGCCCTGTCCTCAGCGTCATTTACTTTTGAGAACTTGTACAAAACATACAAGGAGTGGATGACTAAGATTACATCTAATGAGAAAGGTGACGCAAGCTACTTCATCTCTCAGATGAGTTATGAAGCCCTTCCAGAAGAAATGATTGACGGAACGATCATTGAAGAAGCGCAAAGCGGTGGTCAATCGCACTCATCGTTCTTACGAGAGTACTGCGCACAGTTCACTGATGGTAGCGACAGTTATTTTAGTGCTAAAAAGATGCATGACTGCACAATCCCTGATGGACAAACGCCAACTTCTAGAATCTCTGGTAAGGACGGACAAAAGTACATATTGGGTATTGACCCTAGTTTTAGTAATAGCCCAAGCTCTGACTACTTCGCTATGTCCTTATTAGAGCTCGATGAAGAGACAGGATATGGTACATTAGTACATAGTTACGCAGTAGCAGGTGGAGACTTAAAAGATCATATAAAATATTTACATTATTTAGTTGAGCACTTTAATATTGTGTTTATATGTATTGATAATGCTGGATATCAGTTTATTGATAGCTGTAATGAGTCAGAGTGGTTCTCCAAGTCTAAAGCAGAGTTGAAGTTTATGGACTTTGACTCAGACAAAGAGGGAATAGACTATGAGAAAGAAATGCGCAGGGCTAGGTTCCAATACAACGTTGAGGACAAGAAAATAGTGTTTAAGCAAGTTTTCACTTCTAACTGGCTCAGAAAAGCTAATGAGTACCTACAAGCATGTATCGACCACAAGAAGCTATGGTTTGCTTCTCGAGTGACTGCTCATGGAACTCAGTTTGATCGAGTGTCGTCAACTAAAATACCTATTGACAAAACTGGCCATGACAACCTCCTAGATTTGATTGAGTTTCAAGATAGTTGGATCTACCAAACTAAAAAGCAGTGTGCGTTGGTAGAAGTTAAGTCAACCGCCAAAGGAACCCAAAGCTTTGACTTACCGCATCATTTAGCTAGGAGTACTTCGGCGAGTAGAGCCCGAAAGGATAATTATACAACTCTGATGTTAGCCAATTGGGCTTTAAAATGTTATAATGATATGATGAGCGAGAAGGAGGAAATTGGGGCTACTTTTTCACCTAGGTTAATTTAATTTTATGTCAATACTGCTTGTAATAGGGTCTGATTCAATTGGAGATGTTTTATGCGCCACTCCAACAATAAGAAAATTGCATAATGCTTATGAGCACAAATTGGACGTAGCAACGTTTAGGCCTAATGTATTAAAAAACAACCCGTATATAGAAAACATAATAGACAGAACAAGCGCCAACTTTAACAAAGACCAGTACCTTCACGTTCATGAAATTTCTTCTTGGCATGAGTTCTCCCCAAAAAGTGACCTACAAGAAAAGAACGTAACATTAAAACATAATACATTCGACATTAGAAGGCACTGTTCTGCAGCCCTTGGCTTCGACTTAACAAGTGACGAGATGAACTGTGACTTTTATCCTGACGCTTACGAAAAAATAGTTTTATTTGATGAATATGTATGCATACATCCTTCTGAGACTTGGCAATCAAGAACTTGGGATAAGAGCAAGTGGCAAGCTTTATTAGAAGGCTTAGTAAGACTTGGAAAAAATTTAGTGATCCTAGGTAAGACAGAAGATAAAGAAGAGCCCGGAGAGTGGGGTGGTTCCAAGCCAATATACTCTATTCCTATTCCCGAAGGTTACTCTAATCAAGTTCTAGATTTAACCAATAAGGCAGACTTGTCACAAACTTGGCATATCCTTAACGAAGCTTCTTGCGTTATTACAATGGACACAGGCATGCTTCATCTCGCAGGCACGACAGATGTAGAAATAATACAATTAGGAAGTTCAATAGATTATAAGTTTAGAGCCCCTTACAGGAACGGAAGACAAGACTATAAATATAAATATATAGGAGGCTCTTGTGATGTATTCTGCGCTTCTAACCTTAAATACGCCCTAAAAGAACACGGTGATATACAGTCTATTCCACCTTTATGGAAGTGCTTAGAGGGTAAAGAGTCTTTTGAATGCCACCCTTCTGCGAATCAAGTTTTAGGGCTATTTGAATCATATAAAAAACTTGGTTTGACGCAAGTCGAAGCTTCTTTTAGCGCTCCGCGAATTACGGCTTCTTTTAATGACGGGGCGCGCATTGAAATTCATGGGGGAGACTTAGAGAGGCAATATGACATATTCTTTTTTGACCAAGGCCAATTTCCAGATTGGTCTTTTAGCGATATTAACTTAGGGCAGGCGCCCAATAAGCTACAATCGGAACTATTAGAATCTGTTCCCCAATCTTCTCCACGCAGAATGGCTGAATATATAACTTCTTCTACTACAAACAGTTGGGCTAGTTCTTCTAGAAGAACGTACGTAGATTGGGCTTTAATAGTAAAAAGCAGCCCGGCCGAAGGTAAAAATATTGAACCATTTTACCACGAAGAAGTTTTTAGCGCAAAGAATAAGCCAGTTTTAATTACATTTGAGAGCAAATCTGTGGGCGATAGTATCGCTTGGATGCCATACGTTGAAGAGTTTAGAACAAAACACGAATGTAAAATGTTTTGCCAAACTTTTCATAATGAATTTTTTAAAGATGTATATCCTGATATAAACTTTATTTCTTTTAATGAGGTCGTAGACACTTACGCTTCTTATAAACTAGGTTGGTTTGGAGATTGGGAAGATAAAAATTTTAACCCTACGGACCCTAGAGAGATGCCGCTACAATATACAGCTCCTGATATTCTAGGGTTAGAAAAAAGAGAATTGAGGCCTCCATTGGAAAAGAAGGAGAGACCAAGGCATTTAGTAGATAGATATGTATGTATATCTACCGCCTCTACTGCAGGGCTAAAGCACTGGCAAAATGAATCTGGCTGGCAGCTAACTGTTAATTATTTGAACGAAAAAGGGTATAAAGTTGTAGTCTTGCAGCAGCAGCCTTTAGACTGGATGGATTTAAAGGGGCTTAAAAACATAATACACCCCATAGGAGCAGACTTAGAGGAAGCTGCTGAATGGATGCAGCATTGTGAGTTCTTTATTGGTTTAGGCTCTGGGATGTCTTGGTTAGCTTGGGCTCTTAAAAAACCGGTTATTTTGATATCTGGATTCAGTTTGGCGAGTGAAGAATTTTATACGCCTTACAGAGTAATAAATACCAATGTTTGCCATGGGTGCTGGAACAGCATGGACCATAAGTTTGATAAAGGAAATTGGAATTGGTGCCCAAAGCACGAAGGAACAGATAGGCATTTTGAATGCTCCAAAGCAATAACTTTCGAAATGGTTAAAGAAGCAATAGAGGATTGCTTCTTGAGTCTTTGGGGGGAGAACAATCTTTCTGCATTGGGTCCGTGGAAGTTAGATAATTTGACAATAAGTTTAAATAAGGCAAAAGAAGTGGAAGGAAAAGCGGCGGAAGTAGGTGTCTATAAAGGAGGTTCCGCTAGAAAGATAGCATCAACGTTAGATGACAGAGACCTTCTGTTGTTTGACACTTTTGAAGGAATGCCGGAAACAGGCTTTGAAGAACCACATAAAAAGGGCGATTTTAATGACACTAGCCTTGAATCTGTGAAGTCTTATTTGTCCGATAAGCCTAATTGTCAATTTTTTCCCGGTTTCTTTCCTAATACAGCAGAACACCTAAAAAGCGAAGTTTTTAGCTTTGTTCATTTAGACGGGGACTATTACGAAACCACAAAAAATGGTATAGAATTTTTCTACCCTAGATTAGCCAAAGGAGGAATAATACTTTTTGATGATTATGAGTGGGACGCATGCCCCGGAGTAAGAAAAGCTATAGACGAATTTTTTGTGGACAAGCAAGACGAAATAGAAGCCCAAATATACAGAGCTGGTGACGATTGCCAACAAATGGAAATAAAAAAAATAAAATAGCTAATATCACTTAAACTTATATAAAAAGTGTAATTTTGACTGTAGTATGCCTTCGGAAAACTTAATTAGACTTAACCAAACGGAATCTGGTGAATTTAGCGGTTTTATGGCAGAAGTGGGCTCTGGTCATTTCTACCCCCTTTCTGACCCAAGCGGCTTAGCTACTCAATCTTATGTAGGCACGGCTAGCGGGGCATTAAGCGGTTATACCGACGAAATCAAAACAAGAGTTGATACAGCAAGCGGGGCATTAGACACAAAAATATCTAGTCATGGCGGTGTGCCCTCTGGTTCAGCTGGGCAAATTCAATTCAGGCATGCTTCTGACCCTGTTTTTGATGGCGCTGACCATATGTACTATGATGGGAATCTTGGGATAGGAAGCTTTTCCGCTACAAATGCTCCGCAAAAAAAATTACATGTTAGCGGATCTGCCTTGATTAGTGGCGATTTAGATATTACTGCCGGTCAACTTAAAGAAAGTGGAGTTCAGCTTTCTGCAAGTATAGCTTCCACAGGGAGCACGCTCAATACCTACACAAGTAATGTCAGCGGGTACTTCCAAAAAGAATTTGTAGTTACAGCCGAAAGCGATGGTAGCGACTTTTATTTGTATTTATCTGATGTTGTAGCAGGTAGTCATATTACAACAGCTCAAAATAAGACTCCTACCATATACTTACAAAGAGGAGAGACTTATAAGTTTGACATATCCTCTTCAACTTTATCAAACAACAGTGCTAAATTATATATATCCACCTCTACAGGCACTTTAGGCAACTTTGCTAATCCTTATCCCACAGGGGTTAACAGTGGAGATTCCAGTGTCGCTGGAGGGAATGCTACTTCTGAGTTGCTATTTACTGTACCTCAAAATTCGCCAGATGTTCTTTACTACAACTGTGGGCTACATACTGAGCATGTGTGGGGAGGCAAAATTGTAGTGCATGATAAAGTTGGACAAAGAGGGCCTTCTGGTACTTCTGGTTCAAGTGGTACGAGTGGCTCATCTGGGACTAGTGGATCATCTGGCTATTCCGGAGATAAGTTTAAAAGCACGACTGTTTCTGGTACTTCTGGTAGTTCTGGGTTTGATTTGCCTAGTAGTTCAGGGGATACAGTTTCGATTACTACAGATACGGACCTAGCTTGGACGGCAGGTCAGGGTATACTTGTGGTAAGCGCCGCCAATCCAACAACCAAAAAATTTGAAGGTACTATAAGTAGTTATAGTTCTGCTACTGGAGCCATGACTATAACTTCTAGCGCTGTTATAGTTGGTAGCGGAAGCGTTGATGATGGAATTATAAATACCTTGGGAGCTCAGGGTCCATCTGGAACTTCTGGATCAAGCGGCTCATCTGGAACTTCTGGTTCAAGTGGAACGAGTGGGTCAAGCGGTACTTCTGGTTCATCTGGTACTTCTGGTTCTAGCGGGACAAGTGGTTCAAGTGGTACTTCTGGATCAAGTGGCACTTCTGGAACTAGTGGCCGAGACGGAAATTTTGGAGGGGCTGCTTTTAGATATACTTATAACAACTCAGTAACTAATTCTGATCCGGGAGATGGGAAATTTGGTTTTAATGTAGGAACAAACACCCAGAACAATGCGAGTTTTTTACTTATAGATGATCAAGACGCAAGTGGAAATAACATAGAATCCTATCTAAGGACTATCGACGACTCGACATCCACAATTAAAGGTCACTTCAAAGTAACTAAACGCTTCGACACTAGTGCGTTTATTTTATTTACGATAGGCCCAAATAACAATGTTGACCCGGAGCCAAATGGTTACCACAAGGTAGATATTAATGCGGTTGCTTCTAGCGCGTCCTCTCCTTTTACTAATGGCGATGAGTGCGTTTTGACATTTGCTCGTACAGGAGACAGGGGCGATCATGGTACAGATGGAACAAGTGGGTCAAGTGGTACTTCTGGTTCAAGTGGTACGAGTGGGTCATCTGGAACGAGTGGGTCATCTGGAACGAGTGGTTCATCTGGTACTTCTGGTTCTAGCGGAACAAGTGGTTCAAGTGGAACAAGTGGGTCATCTGGTACTTCTGGTTCAAGTGGAACAAGTGGAACAAGTGGGTCAAGCGGTACGAGTGGTTCATCTGGCACGAGTGGTTCATCTGGCACTTCTGGGTCTAGCGGGACAAGTGGTTCAAGTGGCTCATCTGGTACTTCTGGTTCAAGTGGAACAAGTGGGTCATCTGGTACTTCTGGCTCCAGCGGTACGAGTGGGTCGAGTGGAACGAGTGGGTCATCTGGTACTTCTGGTTCAAGTGGTACTTCTGGTTCAAGTGGTACTTCTGGTTCAAGTGGTACGAGTGGATCATCTGGGACTAGTGGATCATCTGGTACTTCTGGCTCAAGTGGAACAAGTGGGTCAAGTGGCACGAGTGGATCATCTGGAACGAGTGGGTCATCTGGAACGAGTGGGTCATCTGGAACGAGTGGTTCAAGTGGTACGAGTGGTTCGTCTGGCACGAGTGGTTCGTCTGGCACTTCTGGTTCAAGCGGGACAAGTGGCTCAAGTGGAACCTCTGGTTCAAGCGGAACAAGTGGCTCAAGTGGAACCTCTGGTTCAAGCGGAACGAGTGGTTCAAGCGGAACCTCTGGTTCAAGCGGAACGAGTGGTTCTTCTGGCACGAGTGGAGCTGATGGAGCTTTATACAAATCCACTAGTACCTCTAGTAGAAAAGTTCCAGATGGGCATCCAGAAACTTACGTGTCCACCAATAGTGATACTGCTTACTTACAATTTGTTTTAGATAGTAGTGTTTACGCTTATTCCATTGGGCAACCTTTGACTATTACCCCTACTGCTGCTCCAGTTAATAAATTTGATGCTACAGTGGATAGTTTTTCTGGAAGTAATTTGTCTGTCACTAGTACAGGAGGAGCGAGTAATGGAGCTGGGCCTTATAATTCTTGGTCAATAAACCTTGGAGGTGTTCAAGGACCTTCTGGTGCAGATGGTACTGGCGGTACCTCTGGTTCATCTGGAACTTCTGGATCTAGCGGTACTAGTGGTTCAAGTGGAACCTCTGGGTCTAGCGGTACGAGTGGATCAAGCGGTACTAGTGGATCAAGCGGTACTAGTGGTTCAAGTGGAACTTCTGGGTCTAGCGGTACTAGTGGTTCAAGCGGAACTTCTGGGACTAGCGGTCAAGATGGAAATTTTGGCGGTGCATCTTTTGAATATGCCTTTTCAACTCAGACAAGTGGACAGCCAGCTAATGGAAAACTATTTTTCAACAACTCTACTTATAGTAATGTAAACTACCTTTCTATAGACTATTTAGACGCTAATTCAGATAATATAAGCAGTTACCTACAAACAATTGCTGATTCAACTTCCACTATAAAAGGGCATTTTAAGGTTACTAGAAAGTTTGATTCTTCGACGTACGTCCTTGCAACAATTACAAACCGCGAGGGAGTCTTGGGGGATGATGCAGACGTTTTGCATAATGAAGCTAGTGATACTTACTTTAATGTTGAATGTAATATCATAGATAGTAGCGGAGCTTTTTCTAATAATGAAGACGTTGTAATTACTTTTGCTCGTACGGGAGATAAAGGGGTAGACGGAACTTCTGGTTCAAGTGGGTCAAGCGGCACTTCTGGTTCAAGTGGTACGAGTGGGTCATCTGGTACAAGTGGGTCATCTGGCACAAGTGGGTCATCTGGCACGAGTGGTTCGTCTGGTACTTCTGGTTCTAGTGGAACAAGTGGCTCAAGTGGAACAAGTGGTTCATCTGGTACTTCTGGTTCAAGTGGTACGAGTGGGTCATCTGGCACAAGTGGGTCATCTGGCACGAGTGGTTCGTCTGGCACGAGTGGTTCGTCTGGTACTTCTGGTTCTAGTGGAACAAGTGGCTCAAGTGGAACAAGTGGTTCGTCTGGTACTTCTGGTTCAAGTGGAACGAGTGGGTCAAGCGGTACTTCTGGTTCTAGCGGGACAAGTGGTTCAAGTGGAACGAGTGGGTCAAGTGGTACTTCTGGTTCAAGTGGAACCAGTGGGTCAAGTGGTACTTCTGGTTCAAGTGGTACCAGTGGCCAAGACGGAGACTTCGGGGGTCAAACTTTTGAATTTATATTTGAAAGTACTACTGGAGGACAACCATCTAATAAAAGCTTTAGGTTTGGTAGTGGTAGCAGTACACAGAGGGAGGCTGGTGCTATTCATATAGATGAAGATACAAACAACAACACTTCGGTAGCCGATTTCTTTGATCATCTCCCCGATACAAATTATAATGACAAACCTTTCTCTATAAAGATTACGAAAAAATTTAACCCTTCTATATTTATTTCTTTTAACGCTACTAGTGGCGTTACTGATCATGGTGCATTCAACATTTTTAATGTTGATGAAATAGGCTATAGCTCCGACAACCCTTTTACTAATGGCGATATTTGTTTAATTTCTTTTTCGATAAGTGGTAAAGCTGGAACTTCTGGTTCAAGTGGAACGAGTGGTTCGTCTGGCACGAGTGGATCGTCTGGTACTTCTGGTTCTAGTGGAACAAGTGGTTCGTCTGGCACGAGTGGCTCGTCTGGCTCGTCTGGCTCGTCTGGTACTTCTGGTTCTAGTGGCCAAGATGGCGACCGGAACTATGGTTCATCTATATTTTATAAATTTGATTACAACGGCATCGGAACCCCATCTTCTGGCACACTTGTCCCCGGCGAAATGGGTAAACATCTGTTTGACTCTCATCTTTACCTTAACGTAGGTGATGTGTACGACAACAACCAAACAAATTATATACACTCTTGGGATGACAGTACTAATACAAGCAGGCGAGCAATAATTACACTTACAGATACTGGGGTTACTAGTAGCTCCGATTTACCAAGCACATTGAGTAATTCAAACATACAGAAGTATGAAGTGACTGGCAACGTTGGCGGCTCTTATTCTGGAGACAACGCTATACTTATTGTACCGGTAGATAAAATTAGTACCGTCGGTTCATTTTCAACAGGAAACATAATCGATGTAGCAGTCGAAATAATATCGGATGCTGGGACAAGTGGCTCATCTGGTACAAGTGGCTCATCTGGTACAAGTGGCTCATCTGGTACAAGTGGCTCATCTGGTACAAGTGGCTCATCTGGTACAAGTGGCTCATCTGGTACAAGTGGCTCATCTGGTACAAGTGGTTCATCTGGCACGAGTGGTTCATCTGGCACGAGTGGCTCGTCTGGTACTTCTGGTTCAAGTGGAACAAGTGGTGTAAGTTTTGCTGATGCGGCATCACACAGTTCCGCTCTAACTGCCAATGACTCTGTATTCGTTTGCATAAACAGTACTGGCGCTAAAAAAATAGCTCCGAGCCTATTGTCTCAACTGAATGCTGCTAACTTGTGTAGTGGTGAAGTTAATCTACTTAGACTACCTGATTGTGCAAAATGTCAAGGTACAGTTACCTCTGTTTCCGGAGGTACGGGTTTATCTGGTACTGTTACTGGTAGCGGGTCTTTGGCTTTGAGTCAAGCAACGACTAGTGCTCTTGGTGGAATAATAGTCGGGACCGGTCTCAGCGTAAATAGCGGTACTGTCTGTGTTACTAATCTTCCTTTTAGTGCAGACGGTTGCAAGAATGGAGTCGGACAAGCGGGTTATGTTTGTCCCGCTGGGCTTTGTACTAATTATTGCGCTGCTGTTTCTAGTGCTAACGCCTTCGTAGGGTGCAGTACTAATAATTGCGTTGATGTTACCACAGTAAAAGCTTCTACTTTAGTAGATGTCTCTTCAGGTACCTTGAGCGCTTCTTGTATTGACGTAGGTACCCAAACTGCAACGGGACTGATAACAGCTTTAAAGCTATGTACTACTGGTACAGATGACTGCGTAGAAACTTCTTGTCTCAAAGGAGACTATGATGCGGCTGATTTAATAGGAACTATTGATGCCGCTCGCTTGCCAGCTACAGCCAAGTGCCAAGGAGATATTACTCAGGTAATTGCAGGTGCTGGCCTAGGGGGAGGAGGCGCTACAGGAAATGTTAGTCTTTGTCTTAATCTAGGTGACGTAAATGATTCCACAACAAATAGTGATGGAGCTTGTTTTGCTGTTGTTAATTCGTCTAATGTACAAAAGCTTCTTGCAAAAGGTTCTATTAACATTTCTGGATTTAATAATGATTCTAATTTTACTAGCAACACAGGTACACTTACTAGCTCTTCTAACTTAAACGCTAGTAGATTAGCTTCTGGAACTGTTGATGCTGCTCGCTTGCCAATCGCCTCTACTAGTTGTCTTGGCGGTGTGAAATTCGGATGCGAATGCACCCAAAGTACGGCAGCTAGCACCTTTACAGAATGCGCGAACAAAAGTTATGCTGTAACACCAAATTCAACAAACCAAATGGTAGTCAATGTTCCTTGGACAGACACTAATACTACTTATAGCGCGGCTACAATGTGTTCTTGCGTTGGTATAACTTCGGCTTTAGGTACGAACGCCTTCAACAGCACAGCTTTTACTACTTGCACAGGAACTGTTACTGGAGTAGGTTCAAAAGCTGACGATGTTTTGGGTGTAAATTCTGGGTCTATTTGCGCTATAGACGCGGCAGGTGATAAAATAGTATTTTGGGACAATAGCGTAAACTGCTTAAGATATCTAACTGTTGGAAGTAATTTAAGTATTAGTGGAACTACTATTTCTGCTAGTGCTTCCGGCGGCGGCGCTACTACTTCAGCATCTGGCTGGACAAAGCCTACTACTACCACCGACGGTCTTTGTGTTGGTAGTGGAGAATGTGTTAAGGGGCCAATACTTTGCGCTACTACCTGCGTTCAAGTTGCTGGTAATGCGACTATATCATGTTCAGGTTCCAATCCAACGGGCTGGCTTAAACTTTCAGCGGGTTGTGGGGTGAATGATATATGCGGCAACACGGCCACTGGATCTGGTTTTTACTGGGCTTATTGCGATGGCTTCAATACTGTACCTGCATGGATGAATAGTAATAATGCTGCTTGTACTATATATTTAGGCAGCTCGATTTCTGATTATAGAATAAAACAAAATTTATGCTGTTGGTCTGCGTTATGCTGCAGCACTAATGTTTTAAAGCAAATTCCTGTATATTCTTTTAATTGGAATTCTAATAGACTAAACGAAACTACTTCTACCCCAAGAGTAGGTTTCTTAGCTCATGAAGTGAAAGATGCTCTAGGTGATGTAAACAGCCTAGTTACAGTAGAAAAAGACGCAACACATCCAGACGGATCCATAAACCCTCAACAAATATCAGATTTAGGTTTAATACCAATACTATGGTCTGCCCTACAAGAAACCATTAAAAAAGTAGAAGCCCTAGAATCAGAAGTAGAAGCGCTAAAAAATAATTAATATAAATATTATTCTTTAATATTGAGTCTATATAATTACAATATAGTGTAAAATACTTCGAATATGGCCACTCAAAAGAAAAAATTAGAAGAAATCACGCCTTTAATGTCTCACGGTTCAAAAAGTGAGTCTTTGGCAGTCAAGTCGACAAGGACTAGATGGAATAAAGCTGGTTCAGTAGACAGGCTATACAGGTTTGAGAACATTGATGATGGGCTCATTCCTTTTAAATATGATACCCCTAATTATGGCTCAAAATCTGATTCTTCTTTAGATGTAAAAGATGCGATAGTCCTTTGTCAAAAGGCATACTATAACTTCGCCGTATTCAGAAACACTATTGACTTGATGACTGAGTTTTCTTCTAGTGACATTTACTACACCGGAGGAAATAAGAAATCTAGAGACTTCTTTGATGCTTTCTTTAAGAAGTTAGACGTACTCGACTTGCAGGACAAGTTCTTCAGAGAATACTACCGCTCAGGCAATGTCTTTATCTACAAGTTCTCTTCGAAAATTCAGAAGGGTGATATGCTTAAGATTAATCAAACATATGCTAACATTAATGATTTAGCGGACGTTGTAATCCCTTCTCGCTACATTATCCTCAACCCAGCCGACATCAAGATGGGCGGCAATATTTCTTTTGTTGCTGGTAAATATTACAAGACTTTATCTGACTATGAATTAGACAGGCTTAGGAACCCAAGAACGGAAGAGGACAAGGAGGTTTACGAAGGCCTTGATCCAGAAATTAAAAAGCAATTGCAAGATCCTAAAGCTACAATGATTAAAATCCCATTAGACACGAACAAGGTTGTAGCAGTCTTTTATAAGAAGCAAGATTATGAGCCCTTTGCGGTTCCGATGGGTTATCCGGTTCTTGAAGATATTAACTGGAAAGCGGAATTGAAGAAGATGGATATGGCCA